CCATGTCGCTGATTTTTTTACGAGCAGCAGCATCTTTAGCGTCTTGTTTGGATTCTTCAAGTGCATCAAAGTTGGCCGGTTTTTTAACGCCGCGAGACTCCCGCTTCATTTCAGAAGCCGCTTCCCGCTGTTCTTTTTCACGGCGCTCATCACCACGTTTGGTCATTTCACGATCCGCTTTACCAACTCCGTACAAGCCTGCAGCAGTGCCTGTTGCCAATGCTGCTTCTTTTAACATACTTGTTCCAACACCGCCGCCACGATTTTCATCGTATTCGTTGACACTGCGTTTCATGATTTATCCTTAACAGGCTTTGCCGCCGCTTTTCATGCCAATCATCGTGCCTTTGGTTTTGCCTTTAATGGCAATGCCGTCAGCGCGCTTAGAAGCTGAGCTAACAGAACCGCCAGAAGCCATCTTCTTGACTTTACCGCCTTTTTTCATGGCTGACCTACCAGAAGTTAACTCTTCATCTGTATTAGGTTTACCACTACCACTACCGCCAGCAAATTGACCTTGATCTCCGTATCCGGGAACCGCATATCGTCCAGCATCTGAGTCTGCACGAAGGTTTGCTTCTGCTTGCCTTAACATTTTACCGCCGTCTTTAACCGTAAAAGGGGACTGGACAATTGCAGTGTCGTATCCTATTGCTTCAGCTTGCTCTGCGGGAGAAAGCCTATTACTACCCATAGGAACATCAGCAGGATCTGATGACTTCTTGTCTGGCTTATTTATACCGGATTTATGCATGATTAACTCCTTAGCAGGCTTTGCCGCCCTTGTTCATCTTAACCATTGCACCTTTGGTTTTACCTTTGGTAGCAACACCATTAGCAGACGCGCGGAATGAGCCGCCAGCAGCCATACCGCCTTTTTTCATACCTCTGCCATCATTGAGAAAAGCGGGTTTACCGTCTTTCATGGGCATAGCGCCACCACTAGCCATACCGCCTTTTTTCATGGCTGAATTTTTCATCATTTTACCGTCAGGCATCTTGTGCATGCCATCTTTTTTCTTAGCCATGATAGCCATCATTCCGGGGTTCATTTTGGAAGCCATAGTATTACCGCCTTCTTTCATAAGTGACATCTTGCCATGAAGTGTCTTGGGTTTGTTAACTCTTTGAAGATCGGGGCGGGACGTATTGGTGTCCTTACCAAACTTCATTCCTTTGCTCGCGCCGCTAAATTCTTTAGCAACCGATACTGGTACGCCCGCAGCCTTTGCAAACTTCGGGTTGTGTGCAGCAGCATCCATGAACTGCTTTTGTTTTTCACTTTTGGCTGGCATCATTATCTCCTACGCTGGATAAGTCCACCACGCAAATATTGCTCGTATTCTTCAATGTCAAAGTTGCCTTTACCGCCACCACCATAACCACCGTCTTGGGGCATGTAATCACCGCCGCCTTGGGGCATGTAATCACCACCAGCGCCCCCTACTGGCGCAAATCCACTGCCGGGGCCAGAAGATTCTTGTTGGGGGCCAACTTCCGGCGTAATACCATATATACGTTCACGTAAGGCATCAAGTTGTGCAGGTGTAAAGTTACTTTCTACAGGCACGCTTTCTAGTCTTCTTGGGAGCATTGTTTCGTTAAACTTAAATCGTTCACTATCTTCTGCGTCAGGGCCAACGTAATAAGATGACGCGGGATTAATAGTGCCGTAAGTTTCGTTACGTAAAGTGTCTTCAAATTTAGCTCTACCCTCCGGTGAATTTGTTCGCGCCTGTATCTCTGCTATTTTTCGTTCTTCTTCTGCTATGTCTATATTCTGAGGTACGTTGTTGTAGATTACGCGACCCGCTGTATCTATCGTGTTTTGTGCATATGGTAAACTACTACGAACACCAAACTTGTCTGTAAGGTACTCAATAAGCTGATTGGTGTAGTACGTATGTGGGCTAACAATCTTAAGAAAATCATCCCGTTCTTTTTGTGTGGGTAACGTATTAGCGTACTCACGCCCCAATATACTAGCAAGTCCAAGCAAGGGTGCGGCCATGATTAGTCGTCCTTTTTCCTGCGAATTAACTCAGCAAAAGGTTTGCCTGCAATCATTTCAGTGATCCGCATGCCTGTCCACACAATCGTAAACAGTGCGGCAACCGCAGGGAGCAGTTGCATTACCGTACCAATAGCCGTAACAACGGCTACACCGTCTGCTACATTCTTTAGGGTTTCAACGTTGTCTTGGTTCATATCAGCATTTCCACCTTGCAAGAGCAGCCGCCTTACGGGTGGGCTTACCCTTCTCGTCTTTCATGGGGCCGGGCATACCTGACATGCGTGCGCAGAACGAGTCCTTACGCTTGCCGCCTTGTGGCTGTGGAGCCTTTAGGTTACTACCCGTAGCAGCGTTGTACTTAGCACGGCCTTTAGCAGTCAAGCCCGCCCCCTTGGATATTGGCAATTTCTCGCCTCTTCCAACTGATAGGACGGGGCCTTTCTTCTTAGCCATAGAAAATTGTGACTGAAGTTACGTTCGTCACAGTTCCATGAACATTGGTGCTGAATAAAACACCCTCGCCCGGAAATATAAGGTACGTAGGTTGCGTAGCAGAAGCCACGGTGTTAAGCGTGATAAGGGTTGTGCCGCCTGACCCACCATCTTTAAATACCACACTACCAGCCGTGGCTGACGGAACCATGTAGACAGCTTTTACCCTTGCTCTAGTAAGAGCAGTAGGTGCTTGATTGGTAAATTGCCCCGTAGAAGTTAGCGGGACACTTGCCTGTACATCAGTTTGCATCGACATAGGATGCTCCTAATTAAGCAGTGCGTGTAAACACGTACGCTGTTGCGCTAGAGAACATGATGGTGAAACGGGCTAAACCTGTTACACCAGAGGCAACAGTCAAGTCACCAAAAGTACCTGCGGCGGCGGCGGCATCAACAGCGCCAGTAGACAAAACACCATTTGTAGCTACAGCGATAGTCACTGTGTTTGCGCCAGCGGTGTTGTCAATGAACAAATCCAACACAGTACCTTGAGTAGCGCTTACAGCGGCTCCCAACAGAGTACCTGTAGGCAAAGTGATGACTGTAGCGGCTGCTGAAGTAGAAGTGATGTAGCCAGAAGCAACTTGCGCCGCAGTAGCTGTGCCCGTTGCGTTTACTGCGTTTGCGGCTGTGGGGGAGTGATCGGTAATAAAGCCGTTTAAAGATACGACTGGGCCGGAGAACGTGGTACGTGCCATGATTTTTCCTTACATACAAGTTAAGTGCATCAGTCTGTATGTCGTCAGCCGGGACTGTCTAATGCACCGGATAGCCCGGAATAAAGTCAATATACAACAAAATAAAAGGGGGCACAAGGCCCCCCTTCAAATATTTCCAAAGAAATATTAGGTTGAACCGGAAGATCCAAACATACCCAATGGATCAGACCAGCCAAAGCTGTAACGCTCACGGGCTTTGTAACGAACGTTGCCAGTGTCAAAGTCTCCATCCATTTTGTTCTCCAAAGGAGAGCGGATGAAGTGCTTCAAACCGTTAGGCACGTCAGTACACAAGAACCAAGCGTTTGTGTCTGTCAAGTAGTTGTTGACTGTGTAGCCTTCAGGGATAGAACCGTTATTTTTCAACGCATTGATATCATTGTCAGCAGTACCAACACGCAATGAAGTCTCAAGCAAACGAGTTGCCGTAAACTGCAGTGCAGGAGGAACAATCAACTTTCTTGGCTTACCAGCGATCAGCAAGCCACGCTCATCAGTCCAAGCAGCGATCTGAATAACGGCGGCTTCCAAAGAAGTCTCGTTCAAATCAGCTTGAGTAGATGGGGTGTTGCTGTTAGTACCGCCGGAGATCAAGGGGTGTGCTGTGCTAAACAGAGGAACGCCATCACCACCGTAATAAACGGCAGAGTTAGTGAAACCATTGTTTAGAGTGGATGCAGCTTTAACCTGTTTGGTATAAGCCATAGCACGAGCCAAAGCTTTGGTGTAGCGAGCAGACAAGCTGTCGTACAAGTTATCTTCAACCGCTTCTTCAGTGATTGAGAAACCCAAGGCAATAGTTTCGTGTGTGTAACGAGCCGTAAATGCTTCTTGTGCATTGTCGTAAGCGATGGCAGAGCCCTCGTTTTTAACAGGTGCAGCAGAGAAACCAGACAGTTTCGTCTCTTCTTCGAACGAACGCTCTGAAGTTTCGGTTTCATAAATTTCTTTATGTTGTTCACCGTAACGAGCGTACTCCATACCGAACAAAGCGTTCAGGCCGGGGAGCAGTTCTTTAAGTAGTTGTGCGCGTGAAATAGCCATGATTTACGCTCCTTATATGCCAGTAGAGTTGTTGTACTGGTGCATAGTCGCGTTGATCTTGACGATAAACTCAACAAATGTATCAGCGCCTGTTGCTGTCTCACGAACCACATCAATGATGCGGATAGGCAGCGTGTTAGTAGTAGTTTGAGTACCTTCATCAATCGCTACTTTGGAGTTACCAGTGGTGGTAGATCCAGCGTTTTGAATCAAAGCAATGTTACTACCAATAGCAGCAATGCCCATTCCGGCCACGGTTGTGGTTGCGGAACAAGAGACCACTTGGAACAGCGTATCAGGATCATCTGCAACAACTGCAAAAATCTGCGTGCCAGACTTGATAGACTGACTTGCTGGATAAAATTGCTGTTGCTGGACTTGACCATTACTGTTAGTAAAACTTACGCCCAAGAACACACCGCAAGGAGTGGCAGTTGTTGTGCCATTATCTAACTCGATTGTTCCTGATGTAATACGCTTTACCAAATCACCATAGAAAATGCTGGTGGCATAACCACTTGCAATTTCCATCAGACGGGTTGCACCCGCAAATACCTGTCCACCTATTAGGTTTACAGGCTTTAGACCGTAAGGGGCCGAGACTGTAGGATAAGCCATAAAGACTCCTATTTATTTAAGTACCAGAACCGAAAGTAACCTTAGTTTTTCTCTCTGAGAAGAGAGGCATCCTAGGATCATTTTCACGAAGGAAATTGTTATCCACCGAGTCAATCTGAGACTTATTTTGCTTGTCGTAATAATCGGCACGCTGTTTTAAGAACTCTTCAGGAATACGGCACAATAACAACCCACCAATTTCAATACCGCCTTTAAAGCGGCCTTCAACGGTGGCGTGCATCATAAGCTCGGGATAATCCTCTGCTTTGCAGGGTTCATATCCTTCACGTAACTTAGAAGAAATATTACTAGGATCAGCTATACCCATTGTACTAATGCGAACGTATCTATGTTTCCAACCGGGACGGTCTTCAGGCATAGGCAGTGTCTCGGGCGGACGCCACGCTTCAGGGCGCTGCATCTTCTGACGAGTATCCGCTTCACGGGCAGTACGATTTTGTGTCTTCTCAGACGATAAAACTTGATCCATTATTCACCTCTTCTTAGTTGAGCAACCTGTTTAGCGTATTCTTCCAAAGGAACCCCAAGACGGCGAGCAATCGCTGCTTCAGATGCCTTCAGCCTAATACGATTAGGCGGAGTGCTACGGGAGGCGGGTGCCACCACGTTAGCGGGCTTTGTTGCACGGCGCGGGGTTTCATCCTCGTAAGCCGGTTCTGATGCCTTTTTCGAAGGGGCGTCATCTTCATAGCTCTGAGCACCGTCATAGTACTCAGGAAATCGTCGACGCATTGTAGCGTCTACTTGTTTGTAGTAGTCATCAGACCCCACAAAGTTAGCACCATGTTCCTTTGCCAGCTTTTGATGCAACCCAAGGGCGGAAGCTGTCATTTCAGGATCGGTGCCAAACCAAGTGTTTTTCTGCATCCAACTTTCATCTTTTGGAGTAACAGAGGGTTGATTTGTACTACGTTGTTGTATTTGTACATTATTTTCTTCGGCTTGTAAAGGCCTCATGTTCTGAACTTTATCTAAATTCAGCGTTGCCCGTGAAACTTCAGCCTGTGCTTCTACAACAGCATCAGAATCCCCAGACTCATAAGCCTCTTTGTATCTCTTCTTGGCATTCTCAAATTCCATCCCAGCGGAACTCTTTGACTGCTCGATGTACGCTCTTGACCCAAGCGAGACTTGCTCCTGTAGCCTGCGGTTTTGATCCCACAATTGCTTGGTTATTCTTTCAGCCGCCTCACGCTCGCGCAGTGCTTCTTCTTTGGCACGGCGTTCATCATGGTAGCCACGTGTAAATTTCTTTAGGCGCAACTGGACTTTCTCGTCATAAGTGGCGAGTTCATCTTCAGTGGGGTCTTCAGGTGGTGAATCGTCGGGCTTACGGCCACGATCTCTACGAGGCGTATCGTCTTCAATTTCTACATCAAAGCTACCATCGTCTGTATCTACGGGTTTACCCTTAGCTTCTTCATCCTCATGAGGAAACTTAAAGTCGTCTTTTAACTCAGCTTGTGCCATGTGTTACTCCTTATGATGCACGTGTAATGCCACGGGGGTCTTCCACGACTGCTTCAACCGAATCATCATTGAGGATGCGGAATTCACGGCCATGAATCTTCAGGCGTGTACCTGAATTAGGGCGGATGATGACAAAGTCACCCTCCTTGCAACTCGGGCCACTAGGGAACCGAGTGGTATCTTTGTAGCAGTCAGGCCCAAGCTTGACTACAAACAACACGGGTGTCAGCACTTCTTCATGGTGCATGACTTGGCTTGATTTAATTAAGCCAACTTCGCTATCAGCAAACTCTTCCATAGCTTCCGGCACTACACAAAGTAGGTGAAAAGTTTTAGGGTCAGGCAACTGCTTAGCTTTATCTTCGGACGGCTTATTAAGAATGCCAGATAAGTCCACAGCAGCAACGTTAAATTCAGTCATCAGATTTCTCCATTTTTTGCACGAGGTCATTAATTACATTCTCTGCTAGGTTAAGACCCCGGATTACCCCACAGATACTTCGATACTCTTCAATGTCAGCGGCTCTGCCGTTGGCAAGGTGAAAAGCCTGTTCCGCTCTAAGTCGTTCTATCTCGTTAGTGATATACGACAAAAGTTTGTAGTCGTTCAATCTCTCTCCCTTTTAGGTTTCTGATTTGCTCTTTGGCCTGCCATTTGGATGGCCATCTGAGCCTTGTGCTTGGCGATATCAGCGCCAATTCGAGTGCCTTCAAGAAGTTGTTGCTTTTGAAGTTTGTCTTTAGCAGCAGCAGCGCTTGCGCCCACTTGCATAGCTGCAATTTCTTTTTGAGCTGCAATACGTGATTCTTCAATACGGAGTTGGTCAGCCTTAGCCGCCGCATCAATTTGTTGCTTTTGGACTTTAAGTTGAAGCTCTTGCATCTTGATTTGCAACTCTTGCTGCTGCATCTGAATAAGCGGGTCTTGCGCTTGCTGCTGAGCCTGTTGTTGCGCGGCCATTGACTGGGCTTGCTGAGTCATACGAGTAGACGCTTGTGCAGCTAATTGTGCAACTTGTGCAGCTACTTCTGGAGCCATGTTCTTTTCTTGATCCTCTGTAGGCAACAACAATCCAACTGTTTGCTCAATCTCTTTGCGATATGCGTACGCCAAGTGCTCGTTGATGTGAGCCATCATCGCAGCTATAAGTGCTTGACCCTGTGGGGTCTGCCCAACTAAACCCATGATCTTGGGGTTCTGAAGCATGCTTGTGTGCACTGCAATATGCGCTTGGTGATCTTGCTCAATAAACGCCTTTACAGGCTTGCCTGTTAACACGTTCTGGTTCTCTTGCACTGGGTCTGTAGCTGTTGCATCATCCTCAATTGGGATTAACTTAGCTGCGTTCTTAATGCCCAACACCTCGATCATCTGACGGTGCAGGAGTGGCAAGTTGTAGAGTTGTGGTGCTGTTTGCGCTAATTGCAGTGCAGCTTGGTATTGCACAATCTTCTGCGCCATTGTTGCAGCGTTTGGATCACTCACAGGAATCACAGCGACCATGTCGTAGTCAGACTTCTTAGCACGGCGTGAACCATCGACTGGCTCGTAGTCATACTCTTCTGGTGTGTAGTCAGCAATGATTGCTTTTAAAAGACGGAACTCTTGACGCATCGAGTAGTGCATACGCGCTTGCACTGCACCCATCACTTTTAACGTACGCTCAAGAATAGCCAGCGTTGTACCCACGGGTGCTTGCGCACTCATGTCACTGACGTTCATATCTCCTGCGGATGCAAACTGTCTACCCTCTTGCACAATGTTCTGGAACAAGGCAAAGAGAACCTGACTGGGCTCCTTGTAAGGCAGAGGCAAGATGTTGTCTCGGATGGATCCGCTTGGTACGTCAACATCACGAAACTCTCCCGGTGCGATAGGCGTGTCGTCGCCCTTGACTCGGAGTCCCCGTGACTTGAGGCCACCCGGTAAGTTAGATAGCGTACCTGCATCAACGAGCTGCCTGATGAGCATGGTCGCGCTCTTCGCATATCCGCCGATAAGGTGAATGAGACCATATCCATAAAAGCCAAACCCCGGTATGTATTGATAGTGAACAAAGTGTTGGCGCTTAATGTGCAGCGAGTCATCCTCATACCAATTGCGGCGAATGGCAAGAATCTTAGTTGTTGCTTTCTCAACAGTTACAACATACGGCAGTGCGATACCCGTCATCTCACCATCTTTATCAACGTGCTCGTATCCCTTCAAGTCAAGGTCAACGTGCATCTCAAGTATGCGATACCTCTCATCCTGCACCGCTGACATGCCTGTCTCTTCAGCTTTCTGTTTCTCAATATCATCAAGCTCACCGGACGGCTCACCCAACTCTACGTCGCTGTAGAACCCAGCATCCTGCAACTTAAGAATCTCATTCTCAGTCTTACGCATCACGTGCGTAACCCGCTCGGCACGCTCTAAGTTAGACGCGCCATAAGGAACAACAATGTCTTCCGCTGGGATGAACATCGCAACTTGACGTCCAATGCTTGGGTCGTAGTAGACCTTCTTAAACGCCGAACCAGACAGAGGTAAATTCCACAACAACTTCTCATGCTCTGGGCGATACTCAACCATCACCTCAGTGAGTTGGTAGTTCATGTCTTCTCTTACGCGAGCAGACGCTTCTTCTTTACCGGGAGTATCTTTCCCCAAGATTTGCGTCTTCACTGGGCCAGCGGCGGGGAACGTCTCCATGATGCCTTCACTTTGAAATCTAACGACGCTTTCTGTCAACATGGGGTGGAACACACCACAAGCACCGGCCCACGGCTCTGTTCTTTCCTCGTACTTTAAGCCTAGTAACTTTAAGCCGTCAACATAGGTTCTAATCCAATCTTTGCGATCACCAATGTCTTTATCAAACTCAGCAACCAACTCACCACCAAGAGAGTTAAGCGCACTGTCGTCCATGAAGTCAGCAAGGTTGGCATCAAAATCTTCATCATCTTCTTTACCGGGCTCCAGTTCAATCTCAATATCACCCATGCTAATACGCACACCTTCGGGGTCTTCAATCTCAATCTCTATTGGGGGAGCCATATCCATATCGTCTTCGATACCCAAGGGGGCTGCGTACAAACCTTTGTCTATTGAATTCGTTGCCATAATTTATCCTTAAACTGTATAGAACCGCTCGCGGCGGTGACTTTTAAACCATTTAATCTCTTCGGGCTCATCGCTTGGTAAACGTAAGAACCCACCCTGACGAAAGCGCATAAGCGCTAAAGTTGTTGAGTCAACCAAGTCATCATGCTCGCCTGACGGAAATGCTGCAACTTCATCTACTAGCTCTTCTGCCCAGCGGGTCTGTGGAACCCACACTTTCCCACTCGCAATTATGTCTGAGACCGAGTTCAAGCGGGCAATTTTGTCTTGGCCTTTACCCGGTGTAAACTCTTGCACAGGTATACCCATTGCTCTTAAGTCATAAATTAGCGGCGCACCGGACGCCTTCTTCTCTACGATCAGTGAGTCGGGCTCATACTCGTTGTACTCTCTGAGCACATCTCGCTTTAGTTCTGGAAACTCAACCCGCTTCTTATACGTGTTGAGCAAAATAATGTTAGGGGCAAAGTTATCTTCTTCGCAGTTAAAAATGCCCCACGTTGTCCCTGCGGAATAGTCAGCACGCTGGGATTTTTCAAACGCCGTATCCCACGACTGTAGAATATAGTCGCAAACTGGCGGATCGTCTTTCTCCCACCACTTCCACCAATCACGCTTAACAATTGCGCTCTCGTTGCCAATAGGGTTCTGCTGATACTGCGCTTGCCACTTACTATTAGGCAACTCTTCCCGTAAAGCCTCAAGTTCTTCTCTGCTCCAAAACTGTGGCCACACTGGATTACCTGAAGGCAAGATTGCAGGAAACTCAATCACTTCCCACTCTTCACCTGATCTTTGCGCCGCAGATTTAAGCACCTGACCCGTCAAATCTCTTGCTGCCCAGCGTGTCATCACGATCACAATTGCTCCACCCGGCTGCAGACGCTGACGAGGGCCGGATGTGTACCACTCATACACCTTGTCGTAGATGTCTGGGTTACTAGCTGCCATTGCAGCCTCTTGTTCTGAGTGCGGATCGTCAATAATGAGCACATCTGCACCCTTACCGGTCACTGTACCGCCTACACCAATCGCAAAATAGTCGCCGCCCTTGCTGGTATTCCACCTTCCGGCTGCTTTTGAGTCCTGTTGGAGTGCTAAATTAGGAAAGATACCGTTATAAACGTCCGAATCCACCAAATTTCGCACTTTTCGACCAAATCCGACCGCCAATTCGCCCGTGTTAGACGCCTGAATAACTTTTTTATGTGGAAACTTGCCCAAAAACCAAGCTGGAAGCAGGTATGAAGCAAACTCAGACTTAGTATGACGGGGAGGCATATTAATAATAAGCCGCTTGCAAGTACCATTTGCCACACGCTCAAAGGCTTCTGCCATTCGCTTGTGGTGTGCACCAGATATGAATGTGGGCCACACTCGTTCAACAAATTTGATGAATTTTTCTTGGCAAAGTTCACGGTCTTTGAGTTTCTCGAGTTTAACAAGCGAAGCTTCTAGCACGCGCAGGTCAGCGTCCGACAGTTTGCCGGTACTTATTGCCGCTTCAATGTCTTTAAGCGTTAGGCTCATGGCGACGAGCTCTGCTCGGGTGAAGGCTCATTGTTAGGTACGTCTTCGCGGGTATCTTCTGCTGGGCCTAGTAGCGTATCCAGATCATCTAAGGGCGTTACGTCTGTAATCTCTGCATTCATGAGCCGCTTGATGCGCTCTTTAATAGAATCTTCGAGCCCTTTGCTCGTAGTGTGGTGCACAGTAATCTCACTGCGTTCAGTAAATAGACCAATATCTGAATGTTTGCCAAGAAGCTCAAGCGCTTTGATCTCAATCTTCGGATCACCACAATCAGTCATCTTGACTAACTTATTTGTAATAAAGGTGCGGGCCTGTTGTATATCTGCAAATGCTTGAAAGTCAAACGTCTGGATAAGGACTGAGGCAGCTTTGGCTTCAGCAGCACTTTGTATGTGTTTAGGCGCAAGGGGTTTATCAACACCTTTGATTACTTCGGCAACCGAATGTAAGTCTTTATCAGCAAAATCAATGGTGGGGCCTAGAGATTCCAACGCAGCCGTAGTGTTTACAGCGATAGCGATGCCGTCCTTGTGAGTCTTGGGCTGCTCATCGGACAGATCGAACGGTAGCTTGTGCTCCGTTGTTGGTTGGATTTCAATCATAGGCACCGTAGGTAAACGGGAATGCCCAGAATGTAACATAACTTTTTAAATTTTTGCAAAATTTTTTTGAGTGGGCCTTTTATTTTTGCACCGGGGGGTGTTTCTATATTGGGCTTTATATCATTGTGGTACAGAAAACATAAGGGGGAGGGGGGTATTTTTAAATGAAGTCATCGAGTGAGCAACACAGTGTGTATGTGGTTGGGGGACTCCTTGCTGTCAATTTGGGGTGTGCCCCCTCGCTGGGCGCGGGTTTCTAACTTTTGTTAGGGTCACCCCCATCGAATTATCGTATAGAAAAGGCTTGCAATGTATACCACAATTTGCTAAGATAGACCTATGGCAACGGATTTGTTGCTGTACCGGTTAGGCGGTTTCCTAACATACGTTAGAAGGTATCAGTATCATGACATCAGTTATCACCACAAACACAAACGATTCTATTCTCGATCAAGCCGAGATTGCATTAGTTGACGGCGTAAGCAAAACGGGTGACCTTATTCAGAATTATGCGAATGTGTTGTGCCAAGTGTTCGATCGTAAGGACACAAACGGCAACACTATCGAGAAATGGTTTAACCTTGTCGGTGCGGAGAAAAAGGGTATCAAGGCACGTCGTGCGTCATTCGTACAACGTATGATTGTTAGGGGTCACGTCAAACCCGACGGCAAACCCACGGCAACAGTTGACACATATTGGATGCGGGTTAAGGAAGCTAGCGGATATGTGCCAAAGGGTAGAGTGTTAGGCGGTACAGACGTAGACAGTAAGACCATGGCAGAACTGAAAACCATGATAAACCGCATCTTGAAATCGGAGGAAGACGGACAAGATTGCAACGCATCACAATGGAAACGTGAACTGATGCAAGTATTCGAGGGCATGGGCGGAGACGTTGACACCCTCGGCTAAGTAAGGGGAACCTAGGGGAAACCCTAGGTTCTAACATTTGTTAGATTTTATCGGAGAAAATTATGCACAAGATTTGGTTCCGCCCTCATGGTTCATCAGGGGCTCTTAGCGTAGAAGTTAACACGGTTTTTGCTTCGCACGTTTGGGACTTGCTGAACAAAGAATTTTTAATGGTTTCAGACCGCCCCTAAACCTAACATTTGTTAGAACCAAGCCCCGCTAGTCGGGGCTTTTTTGCGTCTGTTCCTAACAAATGTTAGCGTACCACTATGTTATTTTTCTCCAGAATTTTTGCGATGTACCAGTTCTCTGTGCGGGGGTAGGGGTAAGCATCGTGGGCTACAGAGCTTGGCTTAAAAGTATCGTTGCACCAGTTCTCTGTGCGGGGGTAGGATTAAGCCTTTCTAACAAATGTTATGTTTCTGTGTGACGTTTTTAGGGGTAATGTTACGTTACGTTTTACGTAAGTCGTTGATTTTAAAGCAATGTTACATGTTACGTTTTTTTTGAAATGAGTGTGAGAGTCCGCAGGGACAAAGCAAGGCAGAAAGTGCAATCTGTGGTATAGGATAATCTAGGAAAGCCTTATATATAATATTGTAAAAAACTTAACTTTATAACAT